ACTGTTGCTTTAAACTTCATTTTTTTTCTGTTCTTTCATATACTCTTCCCTACCATCTTTGGTAAACACCTTTTTCTCATAATCAAAGTAAGGATGAGGCTCTGCCTTTACCCAAGGTTTCTTGGATGCATTCTTTATGACAATGAATCTATCAGCAGCAAATGTACCTGCTAAATTTATTTCTATTTCTTCACCTTCTACCCAATTTAGACTACCATCTTTTTTAGTATGTTCCATGAGTCTTTGAATCTCATCAATCATCTCTTGAGTTAGTTTCATTTCTTTTTTTTGTTGTAAGATTTTTTAGATTTCTTTTTGAATACACCAAATTGTGCTAATAAGTAAACAGACAATGCAGTCCAAAAAACAATTTCTAATCCAATATTATTCATTGTCAGTTATTCCGTAAGGTGTTAGATCGTATTTAATTTTAGCGATTCCTTCCTCTTGAATTTTAGTAGGTTGGCCTATTTTTTCTAAAATATCAACAGGAATTTTCTTCTTAGTAATATCATAAGGGATTGGTGAATTGCTCACACAAACCCTTAAACATTCTAACTCTTCATCAGTAAAAGTAAATGTATTCATTAAAATTCTGAATCAGGTTCTAACGCAATAAAGTATGTAAGATTTAATTTACTATTACTAAACTTTGATAGTAGTTTAGATGATACAATAACATCGTATGATCCGGGAATAATACGAATATTTTCTACCTTAAAGTTATATACAAAGTTCTTATCTGTTTCTCCAACAACAACTGCAAATTCGTTTGATGTATCATTCTTCTTGTCTCTTACAACTAACTTAACAACACCTGCATCACCAATAGCAGATAGATCTGGTAATTGATATACCGCAGCAGCCTTAAGCATCTTTTCAAGTGCTTGACTATCTAACTGGAAACAAACATCTTCAGTAGGAAGTGTAATCTCTTTCTCAGGAGGTGCAATGATAACTTGAGGATCTGCATAGAAATATTTTACTCTTCTCTTACCTTCACGAATAGTAAGATAAGTATCTTCAGTAAAATCTAAATCAGGATCGTGATGTAAACTAAGTCCATTCAAGAACTGATTCAAATCATAGATCGCAACATCTCTTGGAAAATCTTCTGGTATTTCTGCCTCTGCCAGAATATTTTTAGCAACAGAAATGGTACGCAACTGATTGCCCTGTTTAACAAGTATTGAGTTGTTAATACCTGCAAAGTTCTTGAGGATGTTTACAGTGTTGTCACTTAAATTCATGGTCATTTTAGTTTGTAATTTCATTAAGGCATTTGGTCAAAATTGCCGGAAGGCATTGATGGTTCTCCGTAATGCCCATCAAAATGTAATAGTAGCATAGCATAATGAATGACTTTTAGCAAGTCTGTTTTATTTCTACCATCTTTACTTCCATATCTACTTCCATATTTCAATATGTTAGCTTGACAGAAATGTGATGCAATATCCCTTGCTGCCATAAGATCAATCGTTTGTACTTTACGGAACTCATGTTTTGTTCCTGTGTAGTGTCCTTGATATGTTCTTGAAACATATTCTTCAATATCCTTTAGAATTTCTTCTTCGTGATATTTGTATTGATTATTTCTTTGTGGTTTGTAATCCATTTGTTCTTCTGCTGATTGTGTTGAAAAATGATGTGCTCTTTGATCATCTACATCTGCCATGTAGTCACCATAATAATTAACTTCATAATCAAGTCCATCGACTTCAAAATCATTGTCTTTGATTGGGTATGTTTCATCCATAGTTCCGTTCAAAACCTCCCATGCTAAACTCCATGCGTTAACCATAATTGAATAAAAATTCATTGACAAGACTTTCTGATTTCTCTTTACCAAACTTACCAGTCAGGAAACCTGATACTGGGTCAAGTCGGGTCATATAAGCATCGAAGTCTTTATATAAACTGGTATTTTGGCCAGTTGGTTGTTCCAATTCTAGCATATCTCTATACTTAGTCAAGTATTTCTTAAACATTGCAAGATGATCATTAACATCTTTCATCTCACACTTTGCAACATAGATGTTATCTGAGAAATGATTTCCTACCTCAAAGAAACGATAATCACCTTTGCTTATCGGTAAACCTTCTACAGAATAACGATGATTTTCTACAGGATGCTGAAAGTCAAATACGATGATAACTTTCTTTTCATTGAACCCCATTAAGTCCATACCAAAACAGGGAAGGTTACTCCCTGTCTTTGGATATAATATGTTATTGTAAATACAACATTTATCACTCCATATCTCAACCTCTCTGGACTTGATTAGATAGGGATTGGAATAAGTCTGTGCTAACAGACTCATTCCTTTAGATTCCCAGTTTGCCCAACACTTTTGCTGTCTTAGGGCCAAAGTCTCTTCGTGTAAGACTATCTTATACTTGTTCCAAAGATTCATTAGCATCTTTATCAAAATCAACGTCTGCATCTACTTTATCATACAATTCCATAAATGACTGCTTTGTTTCGTCATCAAAACGATTGACACAAACTTCAATTGCTTTTGCCTTATCTTTGAAGATAGACATTGCACGAATGATGTGAACTAAACGACGAGTAGAAATGATCTCTTCAATACCACCATCATAGAATGTCTTACGAATGATGTCTGCCCAGTCAACAAGTTTCTTGATGAACTTATCATCATAAACACCTACACTAGCAGAGTGTAGACGTAGCATTCTCTCCTCTATCTTTGGATGAGGGTATGATTGCTCGAATGTTACAGGGAATCTTTCTAAGAATGCTTCATTCAATACGTTAGTACCAATGAATCTACCATCATCAGATCCTTTACCTTTAGTGTTTGCAGTTGCAATCACATTGAATCCTGCAGCAGGTTTTACCCACTTTCCTATCTTCTTCAAGAAGACACCTTTGCCCTCAAGAATAGACTGTAAACATAAGATCTTGTTAGATGCTAGATCGATCTCATCTAGAAGGAGTATAGCTCCCCTCTCCAAAGATTCGATAACTGGCCCATTGTGCCAAACAGTATTGCCATCAACAAGACGAAACCCACCAATAAGATCGTCTTCATCTGTCTCTATAGTTACATTAACTCTGATCAACTCTCTATTTAGTTGAGCACATGCCTGTTCTACAGAGAAGGTCTTACCATTACCAGATAATCCTGTAATGAACGCAGGATAGAATTGCTTGGACTGAATGATCTTTTTGACATCAGTAAATGGGCCAAACTTGACAAAGGTATCATCCTCAGAAGGAACTAAGTTTTGAACCTGTGGTGGAAGAACTGAAGGTGCATTGAAAGATCTCTCAATCTCTTGAACTGCAGTAGGTGTTACTTCTAGATTCCACTTACCTTTAGTTACTTTGAACTCTTTCAACTTCTTTGTAACAGTTGAATATGAAATGTCATTCATAGCACAGAATGCTCTCACATCAGGAGTAGTAAATTCTGTACCGTATAGATCGCGTAATTTTGCTACGACTTGCTCTTTAGTCATCTTTAACTCGAATGTCATAATAATAAAGGGGTTTCAGTTATGTACTTATTATAACTGAAAAAGGGGTCTTGTGACCCCTCAGTGGACACTTTTTTAACTGTCCTATTTATGCTACCATCTCTACAAATTTACTAAGAATCTTCTTGTTCATCTTCTTGTTCTTAAGAGTCTTAGTGAACGCAGATTTGATCTGTGCTTTGGTTGCATCCTCTGCTACTTCAAACTCAGTATCATTGTTCATCGCAGATGTTGATAATCCAAGATAAACATCAAATCCTGCCTCTTTGTTATCAAGAACTAAGGACTTGTTCTTCCTCCACTCAGCTAACTTAGTTTTATAGAAACTACCCTCTGTGTAATCATCACCCTGCTGATTGCATAGGATGAAACGTGAACCCTCTCTTGCATCCATCAAACGAATACCAACAAAGTTTACATCAGGAAAAGTTTGTGATATGTCTCTTAGAAATACCTTAGTATATCCATACCACTCATTACCAAAAGAAGAAGATCTACCTGTCTTACGATTACGAAGAAATACACCACTACCAATAGTGTTTCTACCAATATATGGTTCGTCTTCCCATCTTCTCTGAATCTCACGATGATATGAAGTTGATTGTGCTTCACCATCAGTAAGTATTACACAATTTACTTTCTCAACACCAGTCTCTTTTTGGAACTGAGGAATGATATCATGAAGAGTAATAACGGCCTCATTCAAAGGTGTACCAGATAGATTCAGACCAATGGGAATAACTTTGGTATTGTGCCATCCTCTGAATGAAGATACGACTCTGTAAAGATTAATCAGTTGCTGATTAAAATCTTTTGAGCGAACTTTACTAGAAAGAAGATTCATCATCGAAAAGTTTCCATCCATAGAAATGAGACCAGATCTCTCTTTGTAAAACCCTCTTCTTTCCTCACCCTTGTTGTAACTACTTGTAAAAGCATAGACTTCAAAAGGAATCTGAACCTTCTTGCAGAACCAAACAAGATTGTACAATTGCTTGATTGTATCCTGCATTACATGACTCATAGATCCTGACCAATCAAGAACAAATACTAGTCCGTGGTTTTTGCCATCGGGCACGATAGAGATCTTTTTAAATAAGTCTTCATTGAACTTATAAGTGTGAAGATTTTTGGTGTCAAGGATACCAGTGCGACTAGTAGTAGTGCGAGCATAAGCTCCTGCAGATTTGCGTCTTTCAAATTCTTTGACAAGATAGTTTACCTCCTTTTGTGCAGACTTTTTGAACTTAGCAAAGTCCTTATCTATATCCTGTAGAAAATCATATGTATTTTGTAGTTGGGCAAAAGTAAAGTCAAAATCCTTAACAGGAGTAGAAATAGGTTTTTGAATCTCAGCATGCAACTTCTCAATATCTTCATGAATCTCTTCATTAGAAATGATAATATTATCTAGATTCAACTTTGGTAACTCTACATATACATTCTCTCTACCTTCTGTCTGGGCAAGATTCTTGAGTGCATCTGCTAATGCGTCAGCAGTTTCAATCTTGAGTTCTCCCATATCAGCAGCACCAGCTTCCTGACCACCAATAGGAAGATCACTTGGATTAGGATTGAGTTCAGAAGAATCACCATCAGATTCATATTCTGTATTGTCCTCACCTAAATCTGGACGATCATTACTACCTTGATCTTCAGAATCAGATTCAGATAAACCTTGAGCATCTGTCTTTTCACCATCCTTTGCTTCATCAACTGGTTCCAAGTCAGAAGATTCATTCTCCAATGCCTCTTTCTGCTTATCAAACTGCTCTTGACAGTAATCAAAAAGATCCTGAGAGATCTGAAGAACCTGATCAAATGTCTCACATGTATCAATTCTTCTTACAAAAAGAATCTCATCATCTGCAAAAGGAATATCAAGATGTGTACCGATCTTGTAGTGTAGATTAATACGATCTGCAAGATTCATTTCAGTAATATCTTTACCATCTACTTGAAAGAAATCCTGTATTACTAACTCAGAATATCCTTTGAAAAATGTCTTAGAGATACCTTCATAACGACGCTTCATCATCTTTTCAATACGAGCATCTTCTACGATGTTTACAAATGATGGATTCATTTTCCATTCTTTCTCCAACCACCAATCTCTATTAGGTGTGTAGAGTGCATGGCCAACTTCATGACTCACTAGCATGTCAAGAACTTTATCTGTAGTATCCCAAACAGGTAATGTAAGAACACGAGTAGCAACATTGAAACAAGCAGTCTCAACTCTCTTGTGCTCTACAATTAGATCTTCTGTAGCAAGTAGTTTAGCAAGTTGTGATTTGATTTCGTATTGAATAGTCATGTGGGATCTCTGTTGATATATTCATTATAATAACAAAACCGCCACGAAGGACGGTTGAGTGGACACTTTGTGAACTGTCTATCTAAAAAGAAAATCGATTATCTCTTTCATCTAAAACTTCGTTTATAAGTTCTTTTAGTTCCTTCTTTAGAGCATCCGATATCAGATTCATTTTATTGACTTCCATTGGTGGGATTGCATCCCGTTGTCTCTGTATATCTTCGGGAGTTCCCTTACTCCCATACGTCATAGCCTGAGTGTCCATTAGTCTCTCTGTCTCCAATCGTCACTACGTTCTTGATGAAACCAGTCTACGATCTCATCTGGTGAACCGAAACCCCTACGGTGATTACTTGAATCGGGGTCTCCAATATTCAAGTTATTCAAAAAAGAATCGTTCGGATTTGCTGATAGTCTTCTTGCCTGTTGTAACATACCCCTTGCGGATGTATTTGCCTTAGATAATTTTTGGGCCCAAATCATATCGTCTATACTCACTTCCGTTCCTGCTGCTATGGATTTACAAATGCCTTCTAATCGAAGACGATACTGAGTTGATAACATTTTCTAATATGTACTATTAAAAATATTTATGATACAATTTTACTGAAACCTCTGATTTTATCGAATTTGATGACATTCTCAAACTTGTCGTGTAAGTCTGATTTGTGAGATATAACATAGATGTTTGCATCCTTAATTATAAAACGAATAATTTTCATAAATTCATCCACACCAAAACCATCAAGAGAACTATCAAATACTTCATCCATAATTAATAGATTAGTATTGACAGAGTTCTTGACTCTGGCCACTTCTCTCCAAGTAAACAATAATGCCAAATCAATTCTCATCTTTTCACCCTCACTAAATGAGGCATATGAAAAGTCTTCGTGAATTGGTGACTCTACAGTTTCACTGAACTCCTCATTCAATTTAAAATTGATATAGAAGTCCATCATCTGCAGATAACGGTTTACCTGTTGATTGATAAATGGTAGATACTTTTTTATAATCTTCGTCTTAACACCATCATCTTTCAAGAGTGAATATGCAAAATCGTGATGCACAATGTCTTGATTCTTCTCAGATGATTCGGTAATAGTTGTTTGAAGACTTTCTTTGAACTCGGTTAGTTTCTCATGTTCAGAATTTCTGTTTTTAAGTTGCTCGGTAAATTTTTGAATTTCAGATTCCAAATCTCTGATCTGTCGTTGACAACCTGAGATTTTAGTATTGTTTTGAGAAATATCATTATTGAGTTTAGAAATCTCCTTTGTGAGTGTGGTGAACTGACGCTCTCTGTCCTCTTCTTTTTGAATTGCTTCCTCTAGTTCTTTATAACCAGATTGCAACTCCTTTGCTTTATCTTGAGCATCAGCAATTCTATTTAACCTAATCGATTCTTCTATATCCTGATCACAGGTCGGACATACAGTATTATCCGTAAAGAATTTGTGTTCTTTGGTTATGGTTGATACCTTATTGGATATTTTACCCTTGAGATTGTTAAGTTGTCGTAACTTTTTATCTGCTCCTGTAACCTTTTCCTGATCGACTATCTTATTTTCAATCGTGGCCTGGATTACATCAGTATGCTCCATATGGGTGTTAACTTCAACACCAAGGACTTTGATCTTCTCCTGTTTATCTTTGATGTCCTCTTTACTACGATCCTCTATCTCCTTGATAAACTTTTCCTGCATCTTAATTTTATCTGAAAGATTTTCTTTCTTTAGATTAAGAGATCTTACTTTTTCCTTTTTCTCTCTTATCTTGTCCTTCAGTAAATTATTCATAAAGGAGAAGATGCGAATATCTAATAGATCTTCAATTACCTCTCTTCGATTCGGTGCATTCAACTGCATGAATGGAACAAAAGTGCTACTACCCAGTATAATTATCTGCGTGAAAGACTTATAGTTTACTTTCAGTATCGTTTCTTCAAGTATCCGTTGATTTGATCGGTCATCAGCTTCTCGGTGAAGTGGTGTACCATTTACTTCAATATCAAAGGTATTTGGTTTGATACCTCTACGAATCAAATAATCTTTCGCATTTACATCAAATTCAATCTCAACCAGTGTACCCTTTTCATTAGTTGTATTGATCAACTGTGATTTAGTGATCTTACGAAATGGTTTATTAAACAGCACAAAAGTCAGGGCATCTAACATTGTAGACTTACCTGACCCATTAGTTCCGATTATTAAATTTGTGTTGTGTTGTAGAAAATCAACCTCTGTCCAGTGATCGCCTGTCGAGAGAAAGTTTTTCCATCTAATCTTCTTGAATCTTATCATTACTAGGTGGAATCACAAAGTCATCAGGAGTGATGACCGCATACTTATAATTATACATCCTACATGTGTTTATTGCAAGTTCATCATCAACTTCTATAACTTCCATTGCTTTATCACCATTATCTTCAAGCATTAACCCATATCTTTTCGCATCATCCTCTTCTTCAAATAAAAACAACACTCTTCTACCATCTTCATCAGCAACGGCATATGCTCCATCTGCTTTTCGATGTTTGAGTGTTAATAGATACATTACTCGACCTCACAGGCTTGTCGGTATAGATCACGGAAGATATTCTTTACTATAGTCTTATCAAACCCCATCTCTGCCTCATCAATGTATCGATTTAGTATTGAGATAGTATTTTCATCCTCTTCAACTTCAAACTCCTCATTCTCTTCCATAGCAAAGTTTTCAATAATCTTCAAATCTTGAACACCTGCATTGAATAACTTATCAATAAACTTTTCAAACTCTTTAGGATCTGTCTTCTTACGAACAATAACCTTTACAATCTTATTTTCATACTGACTAGTGTTAAAGATACGATGATTAGTATCTTCGTAATATATGTTATAAAACAATTTATAAGGATTGTTTATTTCAAGCAACTCAAGAGTTTCAGTATCAAAGATGTGAAAACCCCGTTTATCATTGACATCATTCCAGAACATCTCATAAGGATTACCCAAATAAAAGATCTTTCCATCATTAGAACGTGTGTGGAAATGACCTGAGAATACACTATCAAACTTATCAAAGACACTTATATCCATACCAGTTTCCATCATATGACCACGAGTTGCTCTGAATCCATTCAGTTCAAGATGGCCCATTGCGACTTTTGATTTAGATGATTTAATTACTGATAGAGTTTCATCATAGTTCTCTGTAGTAATCCAAGGTAACAGTAGAATATCTAATCCACCGACTTGTATTTCTTTTGCACTTGAATATATTTCCCAGTTTGTATGAGATGTAAGTAGTAAATCAGGTGAGTTTACAAAGTTTGTATTCTTATAGTATGCATCGTGGTTTCCTGTTGCAGCATATACTTTATACTTCTTCAGTGGTTCAAAGACCACACGGTTTGACCATTCAAGTGTTTGTAGATCAATTGCCTTACGACTATCAAATACATCACCCATATGAATGACAGTATCTATTCCGTGCTCTTCCATCTTAGGGAAGAATACATTCTTGTAGAACAACTCAAAGTAATCATGCAAATTCTTTGATCCCTTTCGTGCACCGAAATGGGTATCAGTTATGATAGCGATTTTCATCTATTCTTTTTCTGTGCAATATTATCTTTGATTGTATTATACTCGGACATTGCTCCTGTCAATGCACCAGGCTCAACGTGCATGACCTCATCAAATCCAGTCTTCTCAATAATTTTATTCTTTATATCTAATTGTTTCTTTTCCTTCTGTATGCGTCTTAGAAAGGCATAGTGTATGATCTGGGTAAAGTATGCAAAAGGGTTGCGAGACTTAGCAGGATCGAAATTATGGATGTATTGGACACAATTCTCAATACCATCAGATATCATATCATCACGGAACATATAATTAACGAAGTTTGGTTTATATGACAGGTGTGTTGCAATCTTTAAGAAACAAGATCCAAGATAGTTTGTGATTCTTGGTTTTGGTAAATCTCTTTCTTTTGCAATGGCAACTTTCTCCCTATACACAATAAGTGCCTCCAACAACTCTTTGTTGTTCACATAATGCTCTGACTTCTTCTTCGGCATTTAATTTACCTAACTGTTATTATTATAACACATTTTTATGAGGTGACAAGGTGACGCTTGACAAGACCCCTAAAAGTATGTACAATAACCTTTGTAAGGTTTGAAGGACATATTAGCTCTCTTTAGTATCTTTAGTATCTTCTTTAAATATTTTCTCTAGGGATTCTCTTTTTTTCTCTACGCTTGATACATATCCTAGTGACTCATTGAGTTTTACTTTATTATCAGAAGGTTTAAATACTCCGAGGCCGCCTTCTTCGGATTCTTCTACGTATTGCTTGTAAATACCAATTAGTTTTTTATCTTTACATTCAGTCATTGTTATAATCTTATCCATTCTCAATACGAACATATCTTCATCAGATATTTCCATCCAAGGTGTTACCTTTACATAAGCAAGAGATCCAAGAGCAGATAAGGGTTTCATCATAATTGGATTATGTAATATCAATATAGGTTCATCTTCAGATTCATCCACACAAACAAGTGCGAAGACTTCTTCTCCGGATACAAGTTTGAGAATGCTGTAGAATTCGTCCCCCATATTATTTTTTGAGTGGAATTGAGATGATGTCATAATTAAAGTTTTCTTCGTTATAGATCTTGATTCTTTCTACAAGATGATTCAAAGTGTAGTTTCTTCTGGTTTTATAGGAAATATCGTCAGCTATGTCATAAAGTGTTGCTTTTGTTTTGTTACTTCCCTTACGGAGAACTCTACCTATAGATTGTAGATTCCGAATTCGAGATTTAGATGGTGATGCAAAAATGACGTTATGAAGATTTTTAATGTTAATTCCCGTGGAGAAAGTCCCATAAGATGCAATGATAATAGCGTTGTCTTCCTTTTCAGTGATTTCTCTTACGTTCTCCCGATCTTCTGCTGCTACACCTCCATGTACAAAGAAGACTTCGCGTTGTTCTAGTACATTATTATTTATCATATCATACAAGACCCTTCCGTGAGTTTCGACTCTTGAATAGAGTATTAAAGTATTTCCTTTGAGGTCAAGTGCTAGGTTACGAATGAACTTATTTCTCTTATCGTGATTGATTATATACTGAACTTCATCTTCAAATGTTTCAAACTTTGTTGCAGGATGCTTGAGTAGAAGGACATTTATGTCAAGTTTTGCAACATGACCCTTCTTCATTAGTTCATCTGTCTTAATAATTTTATATGAAGGGCCAAACAATCCTTCCAAAACCCACTTGTGGGTTTGTGTTCCATCAAGAGTTCCTGTAAAACCAAAACGATATTTGGCCTTGTGAAGTTTTGTCATTATAGATATAAGTGATTTTGATTTAAATTGGTGAGCCTCATCCCCAATTACAACAGAGAATCTCTCAAAATATTTTCTGGGGAGTTTGTAGATTGATTGCCAAGTAGTAATGATGACTTGAGAGTCTGTCTCTCTTTCTTTACCTGCATATATCTTGTGGCAAAATGAACCTACATCCCATCCATAATCTGCGAAATCTTTATACATCTGTTCTACTAGGGAAGTCGTCGGAACAACTATCAGAGTATTTTGCTGCCTTTCAACAAAATATCTCACAATCGCGTATATCATCAGAGACTTACCCGATGCAGTTGGGGATATCAACAACCTTCTATTATGTTTTAAAGCGTCGGATACTCCCTCAACTTGATACTCACGGGGAGAATACTTACTTATAGATGTCATATAGTCTTTAACACCTTCATATGAGATATTCTCATTGACTTCAAAAGGTGTGCCAAAAAATTTATTATCTACAAACTCGTAAGTATATTCGTGATCGTCACAAAACTTTTGTATCTTATCCAGTAGTCCAACGTAGATTTCTCCGTTCTTTACGTTGAATAGACGGATCTTACCATCCCAATACTTATTACGGTATTGAGGCATAAATTTAGCTCCCGGAATCTCAAAGGTGAACTGATCTGACAGTTCATAATACACATGTGGATCTGATTCTACTTGAAGATAAACCTCATTCTTTTTTGATATGCTCAAATGAGACATTCATAAAACTTCACTTAAATATATTTAGGTGGGTTTTAAAAATATCTTTTGCTAAATAAATTAGTTTTATCAAAATTTAATGACAAGCTTGATTGACCCAAAAAAGTATACGAAGACAGTTGACCTATTAAGGTCATTTTTTTTGTCTAAAGGTTTTTACGAAGTCCACACTCAAAACCGTTTAAGCATCCTTGCAGCATGTGAAGATCCGGAAACAGTTGCAACATACACTTACAATGGTGAGATATGGCCACTGCCTCAGACAGGGCAGATGTGGTTAGAATATGAATTACTGAAGAATCCAGAAGCACCGGGATTTTTCTGTGTCTCAACATCATATCGGCAAGAACCAAATCCAGTTGCAGGTAGACATGAAGTTATCTTCCCAATGTTTGAATTTGAGATGCACGGTGGTGTTGAAGAACTTAAAAAGATGGAGATTGAATTATGCAAGTATCTTGGATTACCTGACTTGTCAATTGAAACCTATGATGATTGGGGAAATATGTTCAATACAAAAGAATTAGACCATGATCACGAAGCAAAAATTGAATATGGTATGATTACTGACTTCCCAGAATTTACATCACCTTTCTGGAATATGTCGAGAAACGACGATGGTAAGACTAGTCGAAAGATTGATGTGATCTTAAATGGTATGGAAACGATTGGTAGTGCAGAACGTAGTACTGATAAAGAACAAATGCGTGATACGTTCCATACCATCTCTGATGGTGGATATGCTAACTTACTCTACAAATTATTTGGTAAGGAAAGAGTTGAGAAAGAACTTGAAGAGTTCTTAGAGTTCGATTTCTTTCCTAGAAGTGGTGGAGGAATCGGTGTAACACGTATTATGCAAGCGATCCCTGACTAGGGATCCCATTGTGAGGTGACGAAACTGGTAAACGTGTCAGTCTGTTTAACTGATGTCTCTGGCGGGACTTGAAGGTTCGACTCCTTCCCTCACAGTAAACATTTATTTATCTTTGTGTGAAATCTATACCTTCCATATGGTCATGTTCGTGCTGAAACACTCTCGAAATGATCCCTTCTAACTTTTCTTTGTGAACTTTCTTATCAACATCTTCATATTTCACAACAATCTTAGTTGGCCTACAAACGTTTATGGTCTGATCTGGAAAGGATAAACACCCTTCTTCAAACCAAGTTGATTCTCCATATGTCTTAATAATTTTTGGATTAAAGCAAGTAATTATCTCTTCTGTTTCAATATCAGACATCATACAAAATGCTCTTTCCCAAATACCGATTTGATTTGCAGAAAGACCTATACCTTCATAATGAATCATATTTTCAATTAGTATTTCAGATAGAGCATGACGATCTAAATCATAACTACACGAGTTGATACGATGATGAAATAATTGATGCTCTGGTTTTATTAGTTCTTTAATCATTAAAATCCTGATTGAAACTTCTGCCATTCGATGGCATTTTTGATTTGATATGTACGACCTGATATATTGCGAATAATCTCTTCAAGAAATTTAAGTATAACATCATAATACTTTATTTTCATATCAATGGTATTTAACTTCGCATCTGCGTCCATATGCCTTTGTATAGCATCCTTCTCCCTAACCTTATAGGGAAATGGATCTTCTGCATATACTTCTGCTGTGGCCTTCCCAGTATAATAATTATGTCTTTCTAAACGAATACGACTATACGTTTCTCTTGCTTTCTCTCTGAGCAAGGTAATTGTATTGTATACTGTGTAATATTTTGAGTGAAGTTGGGGTATTTTAAGTGACTCATCATGTAGGTTATCAGGATCAATGACAGAATCTTTCTGCCACATCTCCTGAATTTGCTCAAGATTCATAAAAGTTTGCCGTTTTTATCAGTTAGTCTGTATATAGTATAGCGGAAAGATGCACTTGCTGTAAAGTACTGTACGTCATTATCTGTAGCATCGAATGTCAAAGATGTCAATGATGTAGGAAATAAGTCTAAAAATTTTACTATGGCAACATCACGGAAGTTACTGTTTAGGATGTGTAGAGATCCATCACAGAATTGTTCTTCTAGATCACGTTGACCATCTGTATCTGTTGTTTTATCTATAAACTGCTGTGGTGATTCTGGAAATCCTAGTCCTGTCAACCAATTATGAACTGCAGAATAATTCTCCATGTTCTCATCAACCAAGAATCGAATATCTAAATCTCCATATGTTAACTTTTCACCGGGAACATCAATCGTTTTTAAGTATGATGGTTGCTGATAAGTACCGAGAGAGATTTCTGGTATTGATGCGGAGTTACAAAAGAAGTCTACCTTTGGAAATTTTGCAAGAGAAAATTTAAAACCTATCGGTGATAGGTAATTACGATTTTGAATTTGTCCGGCAAATGGCCCACTAGATGTTGTCATTTTTTAGTCTTCTTTTTCATAGAGTTTATAAACTTTCGATATACTGCTGCCTCTGATGTCTTACCCATCACTCTTGCTCTTTGCTCCATAGCAATTGCTGCTTGAATTTTATGAGCATGCGATCTTGAAGATTTACGTATCTTTGAGACAGATGATTTAGAAGTTGCAACATCCTTGAAACCCAATCCATGAATAGTTCCTTTAGGATCTTCATCTGTATATAAATCCGAATGTTTTTTAGATTTAGCAGGTTGTCCCTTCTTTCTAGGAATTCTAGGATTTGACTCTGCTAGGAATTCTAGGAAAGTTTTCATTCTCCTCCACCTCCTCCACCGTTTCCGCCCGAAGCTCCACCACCATTCCCACCAGAATGCCCGTTAGAACCATTACCGTTACCAGAACCGTTACCATTACCGTTGCCATTTCCATTCCCATTTCCATTTCCATTCCCATTTTTAGGCTCCTCCCTATTTCTACCGATCATACCATAAGGATAGTACGGATAGCGTTTTGTTGGAACACAACTCTTAAGTTTTGTATCAAACCTATGACCTTTTGGGCATTTTGGAGATTGTGACTCTTCAATAAATTGAGAAAAATCTTTAGTCATTGACAATCATGTTAAACCATTCTTCACTCATACCACTGATGACATTATCAGCATCAGCCTTGGTAGACGCATAACCTTCTTCAATTAAATGATTTACAAGTTCTTCGTAAATCTTCTTTGCCTTTTTAACTTGGCGTGGTGATGGGTTCATTTCAGATATGTTTTTAGTTATTTAGTTATTCTGAAACGACAGTCATTCCTTCCCATCCACCGTTCTTACCATCATCATTCTTTGTAAGATAAGTCGGATTGTTTGTGTAAACCTTTCTCTTAGAGAAATCATCAGACCATCTTGCAAATCCTTTTGCAGAACCTATGTAATACAGTGTTTGACTACTGTTCAGACTGCTCGATTTTTTGATGTGATATGCCATCTTTTTTAAATTGTTTTCTTAGCATTCTTGCATAGTTAACTTCTTGTTTGCTATACAATTCTGGATGCTTCTTTGCCCTCTTGATAATAAGCTTTGCTGCTTTTTTATCTTTCATATAGGTATTTATATCACTAAAAAAGGGAGGTATGTCCTCCCTTTTTCTTGAAACTTAACTTGTGTTATACAAAAAATACTTCCCTACAGTAACGTTTACATGTATGCGAGTCATCACTACAATCTATGAGGCACTCGTAGTATTCATCGATTAAATCGTTACTTGGTTCATCCATATGTTTTGAACCTGCTAACTGATTGAAAGAAATTAGATTGTGCATACTTTACCCTATAATGATGACAATTAACTTGATTTTTTGAACTCATAATGTAAGAGTCTCAGAACATCTTGTTGCCCTTAATTCTACTATTATTTATTGGAAAATGTGCATATCCTAAAGAAACTCTTAACAAAAAGAAATGCCTAGTGCTACTCTTGTAATTTCTCAACAACTGTCTTTGCTTGCATAGGTGCAATATCATTTAATCCGTTTGCATCAAACCAAGGTGCATCTTCCCAGTCGAATCCTTCACCAAATGTATTGTCAGGAGACATAACATACCAATGGCATTTTGCGTCGGGTACATCTACAGCACATACAGCCCAATCATCTGCCCATTGAGGCACTTGGACATACATCACTGGTAAATGATTTGCAAATAATGAAAGTATAAAGGAAAAGATAAGCATAATAGTTATATAGCATAAAAAAAAGAGACCCATCAAGGGTCTCTTTGAAAAATATGTAAAGAGATTTACATAAGGTTTTGAACTTTAACTCTTCTGTAGTAACGGTTTTTGTTAACAGCAAGACGACCAAGACCTTGTGAAGAAACATCTCCTTCAGCGAATGGGTTTGCAACCATTCCGTATCTTGTCTTAAAGCCAATTTTTGGTTGGAATGTATCCTGACCAACTGCACGAACCATCTGTAGTGGAACGTATGGGCAATAGAATAATCCAGCGTCATAAGGTGAAGTACCTTTATAACCTACAACGTAGTACTGGTCAGCAGCTAAGTTTGCAGCGAATGGGTCGATGTAAACTCTATACTTACCTTGAAGAACACCAGCAAATGTGTTGCCTGTGTCATCTACGTTTAAGTTTGCATTAAGTGCAGGAGTGTAATCAAGTACACCAGCCATTGTTAATGCAGAAGCAACGTCAGCAGAACAAAGGATCATGTTGCCCTTTCCTCTACGAGTTCTTTGTGCGATAGCGTTAGCATCTCTCTCGATTTGGAAGATCAAACCTTTGAACTTCTCAACAGACCATCTTCCGTTACTGTCTGTGTCTAGGTCAAACGCACCAGCAGTTGCTGTGTTTGTTTGTGCTCCAGATTCAGCAACCTTGTAGATTGATCTGATAACTTCTCTGTTTATCTCAGCAAGAATCTCTGTTGAGAGAATATTTGCTAACTCAGCCTCAGCGTTTAAACCGTGGATTGCCTTAAGGTCTTGAGCAAGTTCTAAACTGTACTCTGCCTTTAGTGCTCTGGTTTTTGCTGTTACAGTGACTTTCTCGATTGAGAATGCCATCTGGTTGAACTGATCTCCTGCCTCAGATCCTAATGCTTCAGAATCTTCAGTGTTGAAACCTCTACCAGTTGTATATGTGGTAGATGCCTGTGAACCTTCTGGGTTCAATGCTGCAGGGTTAGATCCTGCCTGTGCTGCGGTTGTACCGAAACCAACTGCTCCACCTGTTGTTGAACCTTCGTTCTGAGTGTATCCATTAGAAACAAGATTACGTCCATCATCCTGTGCGGAGAATGCTGAATCTGGTTCGTTGAATAGTGCTTCTGTTCCAGTCTGTGAAGTGAAGCGACTTCTCATTGCGAAGATAAGTCCTGTTGGGCCGTTCATTGGTTGAACACCTGCTAGGTCATAAGCGACCAAGTTAGGCATTGAACGTCTAATAAGACTGATTAATACTGGGTCGAAACCAGCGACTGGGCCACCAGCTGTAGCACCAGCAGAGAAACCAGCAGTTGCACCTGATGAACCTGTGCTGTTTGTTGGTTGCTCAGTTAAAAACTCGCGTTCTTCACGCATAGTTTGTTCTTGGTTCTCTAGAAGAACTGCAGTCACCATTCTCTTGTGATTGTCTTTGATTGGATCAAGACCTTCGTAGTCGAGTAGTGGTGCCCACTTTTCTTGCAGAGCTTCCTGATTAATAGGGGCTTGCATTTAAGTTTTACCTCGTAAGTTTGAATTTATAATGTAAAAATCACTTTTTAGAGACACGATTCAGAGTCTGAAGATATGCTTCCATACTGGTTGATATTTCCGCGATATTTCCGGGAGTTTCTGTGCCTTCAGATAGATTTTCTGACTTGTCTCTTTGAGATCCAGCTTTGCTTGGGAAATAAGATTCCTTAAGTGTTGCTAGTTTCTCCCGATAGTCTGTTTCACTTTCAAACTCAACATTCTCCACGAGGGTTGCAAGTTTCTCCTTTTGTGATGTCGCTAAACCTTCGGCAACTTCGCCAAAGACAACATCAGAAGTGGACTCGGCTAATCTCCTGTTTAGAGCAACATTCTTTTCGATTTGCTCGTTGAGTTTACCTTCCATTTCATCTAGTTTATCTACCATGCTCTCGATGACATCATATTTTTCTTCAGGTACGGATACATAATGTTCTTCAAAAAGATTCTTCATTCCTTCAAGGAATGATTCTGTCATCTCAGTCTTAAGTCCAGATTCGACTGCAATTTGATTTTCTTGCAACCATTCGTCAGCAACATACTCAAGGTATGCGTCAACTCTTTCTTGTAACTCAGACTTGATAGTGGCAACTTCTTCTACAAGTTGCTCTTCGTATTCAGTTTTTACTGCCTCTTTGACTTCAGCAAGTTTTGAATTAATTGCTGCTTCAAAGATTGTTCTTGCCTTTGATTGAAACTCTTCAGAAAGTTCTTCGCCTTCAAAGAGTGCTTTTACATCTGCTTCGATGTCAAGTTTTTCTTCTTCAACGACTTCCTCTTCAGTTGTTTCTTCTTCAGCAACAACTTCTTGAGTTTCTTCGACTTCTGCAGTTTCCTCTTCAGAAACTACTTCGTCTGCGGAGACTTCAGGATCTTCAGCGACTACATCGCCTTCGACATTCTCCTCTTCTTTCATACCCGTTGGCATTGGATCTGCAGGCTTAGCACCTTTAGTCACAATATCCTTTACCTGTTTTAAGGTTGTGCCGGGTGTTTTCAACTTATTCGAGTCATCGTCAGGACGAGAATTCTCAGGAGTAGGCCCTCCTAAATCTTCTACGGCCGCTTGACCCGGTGTTGAAATGGACAATCCCTTTTGCTGTGGATCAGCTGGTTTTGCCCCTTTGGTTACTACGTTTTCCATTTCTTGTAAATTTTGACCAACGGACATGTTTGTTTTTTAGATTTATTAAATTATAATAAAACTATATTTATTTATAATGTTACAGATTTGCTAAGAAATCTTGGAATAATCCAAGTTTGTGCTCCTCTAGTGCGTTTTGATCGACTAAAGTGTTAATTTCCTTCGCAATTTTTGTTGCAGATTGTTCACGGAGGATGCCTCCTTCCCAAATCCATTCCTTTCCTTCCATAATTCCGGAAACGAATGCGTCAGGTGCTGAAGGATCTGCAACGATGTCAGCAGCAGTTGCTAACATAAAATCTTCTCCTACAACTTTGCATCCAGAAGATGTATCTTCTCTTAGTGAACCAACACCACGAGATGAAACTCCGAGAGTAACACCTTCTGATATTAAAGATTTTGCAATCTTACCCATTGGTGTTTCTAAGAGTTGTGCTTTACCAATAAAGTTTTTACCTTCTTGGCGAAGTGATGTAATTCGATGTGATACACGATCTAGGTTAACAGTTGGGCCTTCGGGATGTCCGAGTTCACCAAGTGCTCTACCTTTCTGAACAAATGCTTCATTGTATCTACCAACCTCTTTTGCAAGAGTATCAATTGGATACATTCTTCCATTACGATTTTTTAGGTCGCCCTGTAAGAAGACACCTTCAATGTACATCTTCTTTTTAGCACCTTTTCCCTCAGTTATAAATTTAACTTTTGAGACTTCTTCTGTGATGAGTTTCATTTAATTAACCGGTAAATCCTACTTTTGCTCCTTTGACAGCAGCGTTGGCAGCAAACACTGCTTGTTCTGGATTTTTTTCCAAGAACTCTACAGTGCCTCTTTGTAATGTAAAGGATCCGACAGTGCTACCACTTACTGCAGATGCAACAGTCACTAAGTGATCTGCACCAGTAGCGGTATTAACTAAACGAACAACTGTTGCTCCAGAAAATGTTTTTGCTGCTCCAGCATTTGTTCCAAGTGCTTCTTCTGCTCCCTTTACAAGAGTTCTTTGAGTCATTATTCTTCCTCTTGTGGTTCAGTGTCTACCTCACTTTCATCCTCAGTTTCAGCATCAAAAATAGATGCAGTTGCAGATGGTCTAAGACCCTCTACTCTCTCTGCAGCCTTTTGAAAAATTACATCTTTTAAACTATCAGCGATCTCCGCAGGAGATGCGTCAGTTGCAATTGCATCAATAATGTCGTCCATATTTTATGATAGGTATATATTTTATTTATATCTCTGCCTTTTTGGTATCATTTGCAAGTTCTGCGTCTGTGACTGCACCTTGTTGTTCTAAATCATCTTCAACAGGAACATCACCTAAATCTTCACCACCACCTTCGAGAGGTTCTCCTGTTATTGGGTCAACTGCATTCGGATCTGGAATAGTTCCATCTTTAATTTCTTGTGCAATCTGTTCATCAATTTCTTTGATTTCTTGATCAGTTTGACGTAGAACTTTTTTACGAATATATTCTGCAGAATAATACTTTCCAATGTATGGTTCAATCGTTGCTGCAAGACCTAATCTTTCGTTCATCATCTCAGTTTCTTTGAGTTCAGCAAACTGATTATCATATAAGAAATCATACTGAATATGATCACTCATTTCTTCCCAATCTTCTGGAGTGATAATGTTCTTTAGAATTAGTTGAGTTCTCAACATATCATTGAACATATTACCAAATCTCTTACGCAATCTTCCTACGAATTTAGAGAACTTAAGTTCATCTCTTAGTATCTCAGAAGATCTTCCTAAATTAAATCCACCATCACTTGCGATTCTTGATTCTGGAACTCCTAATGCACGATATAATTTTTTCTGGAAGTATTCAATATCTGATAACTCACCTAAGTTTTGGCCACCGGGAAGTGTTGTGATTTCTGTTCCACGTCCACCTTCTCTTCTTGGCAACCAGAAATCTTCCATCATAGACATGAACTTACGATCATCTCTAACTTCACCAGTTTGTGCATTATACACTAACTTATTTCTATAGCGAGACATTACTTCTTTCAAGTATTGTTCTGCTTTTACCTTTGGAAGATTACCAACATCAATATAAAATATTCTTCTTTCTGGTGCTCTTGATAATCTATAAAT